TTAGGGAGTATAATGTTTGCATCCCTAATAGGGTTTAAGATTAATTGGAACCTTTGCGTGTTGTTGGTTTGATTGGGTGCTAAAAAACGTTTCAATCCCTAATAGGGTTTAAGATTAATTGGAACAGCCTGGACATCATCGAGTATGCCATGGCTGTTTTGGGACGGAGAGGTACTTGCCGAAAAGTTCCCTCGGATTGAGTCCCCGCTTGACTCTCCCCCACCCAATAAAGTTGGCTTGACGAAGCCCGACCCGGAATATCTACATTTCCCTGTAATCCAGAAAGAATAGTGGCTCCAAGCGATCGAATAACCAATTTATTTCGCAAAATATCAATAAAATTTTCTGAAAGCAAATTGGTTTCTACCAAGTTGCCGCCCGTGGCTGGCGTACCCACTTGGTATGTGGCGCGGTAATTTTCTATTCGGAGATCCCGCACTGGCAGAAAAAAACCCGCCGTTTCCTTCCCGGCCCGATTGGCTATTTCTCTAGAGCATTCCCGCTCAAATCCGGCTTTACTCCAATCATTGGTAAGACAAGCATTTATCGCCCGCAAAATCGAATAAGATTTACCCTCTTTTGTCGATAGACCTAAAGGATTAACAGCGCCCGCCACTGGATTCATTTGCTCACCCAAACGAGCGAGATAAAGCGATCGAGCGTCTTCGATACCCATATCCTGCTCGATCGCGCGTTGCCCCAATTCCGGAAATCCATAGCTTCTCACCAATTCCTGAATTCCCAAAATTCTTTCTTTTTCCAATTCCCTTTCTGCATCCTTCAATGACATATTGCAACCCTCAACATTTAAAGAAATCGTACCCTCGAACCCTTTGGCGCGGCCAAACCCCACCGTATAATCAGCCGGAACGGATACTAGCGACACCTCAAAGGGCTGCCACTGGGTGACTCGATATCTACCCTCGCTTAAAGGTACTGTTTTTAGGACGTTGTACCCAAAAGAGACATTTCTGATAATGCCGTTAGCTACGTCCTCTTTATAACCTTGCACCTCCGGGCGAGTTGACCATCGGATTTTGCAATAACCCTTTTTTTGAACTGGATCAATCCAAGCCCGTTCGATCGCTCCCAAAATAATAGAGCGATCGTGATTTAACAGCAGATTGGCCGTGTCCATTCGCAACAAATCAACCGAGCTAGGAGTATGGTCTAAAATCTCCACCCCCCACCCCCGATCCACTGGGTACTCAGAGGAAAAGCTAAAAATAGTATTATCACCCGTTTCTTCAAAGGGGGAACGCTCGCGAAGCGAGAGCGGCAATAAATAGGATGATCGGATTAGCGATTTAGGAATTTCTATAGTTCTCACGGGCAGATTGATAAATAAATATCTATTTTGCCCTCAAACTCAATCCGATTGCTCAGGATTAAGCATCTTAATCTCGATATCCGTATCATTAATTTTAGCTTCTAAAAGCTTTTCTCCGTCCTGAAACTGGACAATGATAAATCTTTCATCATCAGATAACGACGGCTCACCAATGGCATCGACTCCATCGGTGTAAACTGATTCAATTATAGGTAATACGGCTTGCTGTGCTTCATTCATCGCCTTCTCCGTGATAATTTTCTAGTATTACATCCATAGGGCTGTGATTAAGCAAGGAATTTAAAGAAAGCGCACGAACTTCTAGTTCATCGGAAAATTTATCTTGTTCTTCCTGATCTTTTTTGAGTATTTCAATAAATTCGTCGTCTAATCTTTCGTAATCCGAATAAAGCGAGAGTAAATCACCCTTGACATATGGCGATTCCCATTTAATCACTAACGCTCCTTCGTTTTCCGATTCGTACCCCACTAAAATCAAAACTTCCGAGCCAAAAAAACCAATCGTCTCAAAATCCTGCTGCTCCCAGAAAATACCTTCAGGGAAATCCTCTTTGTTAGTGATAATAATCTCAATTTCCTTAAACCCATCAGCTAAAGAAAAAACTAAGTCAGTCTCTTGATTTGTCCATTTTTTGACGTGGTGCATTTGCCCACTAGCAATGCTTACTGGCAAAATTTCTAATTTACCTGTCAAAAAAGCGCATTTACCAAGACTTTTTTTATCTAAATTAGCACAATAACTACATCCATACCAAATCATAAAACCTCCTTTTTATTTTGCTTTCACTTCAAATACTGCCACAGACTCTTTTTTTAAGGGAATAAAGTAAGAAAACGCCTGAACTTCGATCGCATCATAGCCATTTTTTAACAAAGTTTCTCGCATTTTTGTCGCTACCTTATCCGTTTGATTCCCTAGTTTTACGACGTCTTTGACTCCCATTGCCGCCATTCGTCGTTTTAAGTCCGCCTGATCGTAAACAACTAAAGGCTTTTTAACATCAAGCTTCATTTTTACTATAGCACCAGTAGAATACGATCTGGCGGTACCTTGATCACTACTCGTGTAAAATCCTTTTCCGTAAAAAGAAGTAGATGTCCGCAAAGGGTCAACCCCGTCTGTTGTAATAGACTTAGCACTCGCGTCACTTGTTCCGTGGTAAAACACTCTATTGGCATAAACGCTATTTACTGTGTAAGCGTCAGCCTCTTTCCTTGACATTTTTGGCTTATAACCAGTTTTTGCCGTAGGAGTAACGTTACCCCCAATCAGTTTGTCTAATTGCTTAGAACTTAGTTTTTTACCATCAACAATTAAATCAATGCCATTAGCTTTAGCCAATTGCCCGATCACTGGTGTCGGTTTCGCTTTGTTGCTCTCAAATCTTAGTTCTGCAATGTCGCTCGGTTTTACGCCACCGTGTATCTGTGTCTCAATATATTTAGCTCCAGTGGGAGAAAGATGATTTACTAAATCATCAATATTTTTAGCATCCGCAGCTTTTGTTAGTTGGTCTTTTTCTCCAGCTTTGCTTTTATAAAAAGCAGGATACCCACTAGGCAAAGAATCTTTATCGTATCCGTGGCGAGTAGTTGAAACTAAAGAAGCCGCATTAGGTGGCGGGGGATTATTTCCGCTAACAACCTCAGAAGCAATACCCGATTTAAAAGAATCAGACCCTGTAAAAGTAGCGCGGTTTTTAGTTTCTGGTTTTAACTTAACCACGATTGACCCGTAATCTTGCGCCCCTGAATTATGGGAATTGCCATTAAGATCAGAACTGCCCATATATCCATAAATTGGGCGGTTAGCAGGATCAGTGCTTAAATCTACTCCTAAAACTTTTTGCTCAACTCGATTTCGCGCCGTTTGATAATCGTCGCTTAAAAAAGGTATTTTATGCTGAGTAACATTTAATTCAGCACTGGTTAAAAAGCGATTTCCTAAAATCTTTTCTAAAGTATCAGCACTACCAACGCGAACATAGATGTCATTGTCTGGATCGTCTAAAATTCGTTTAACATTAGTTTCGGCTTTTTCCACCAATTGTTTGCCAAAGCGTTTAGTTAGATTGTTGCGTTTTTTGTCTAATTCCGCTTGATTAGTTGTTACTGTGGCTGATGAAACCGCGTTACTTTGTGCTGGCGCGGGTGCGGGTGCGGGTGCGGGTGCTGATGATGCAGCAGGAGCAGCCGGGGCAGCAGTCGCACCCCCCGCCGCTTTTTTAGTTTTCGCTTTAGCTGGCGGTACTTGCGCAGCTACTGCTGGAGATAAATTCTGTTTGCAGACTCTATTTTTAGCGATACAGGTATTCCCACAAGCAATACCTTTTTTGCAATTTTTCGACCTTTTTCGTGGGCTAAAAGTGCGGGTTAGTCCTGGCAGAATATCAAAAAAGACAGCCACGCCCATTTGCTGTAAAGATCGATATTCAAGTAAACTTGTCACGGTGTAATCTCCTAAGATAAAATCTTCACTTCTTTGCTGGGTTTCGGCTTCCTCGTCCTCGGTAACAAAAAAAAGATTACCAGTTGCAGCCATGTAAGCAACTTCATCTAAAATACGATTTTTAGAGTCTAAACTTAACATATTAATTCACCGTTTGCAAAACTAAGTTTTTAATTTCATCGTATAACTCGGACTCAATTTTTTTTCTATCCCCTCCAGATTGAATCTTATTAGCAGCAGTATTTAACGATTGACTAATTGGGCCGCTTAAATTTTTCAACGTATCAAATACCTGTAAAGTTTTGGCCGCATCATCAGAGATAGACTTTGATTTGGCCACATCAATCGTATTTCCAGCCTGTGCTAATCGTTGAGCGGCTTTAGTTTTGCCCACCGTACCAAAAAGCTTTTTATCTTTTGATAATTTTCGTTTAATAGAAGCTTGTAGAGAGGCTTTTTCAATTGCATTATTAATAGTGACGGACGATCCTCCAAATAAATCTAATTGAAAATCTTGCGAAGACTCAGAAGATTTTACAGTATCTATAAGCTCGGTTAAAACTTCATTAGTTACTTTTTTCTTTTCTTTTTCTGCCAAATTATAAACACTTTTTTGCTTATCTGGCGACAAACCGCTACCCCCAATAATTGCCGCTCTTTCAATAGTTAAATCGCCATCGATCGCTTTTCTAAATAAAGAATCTTCCAAATTTGCCAATGCCATGCCTTCAGTAGCTACTTTTTCTCGCATTGGAATACCTTTTTTTTGCAAATCATCACGGGTCAATCCAGTGTCACGCATAAACTTGGCGGCATCTAAAGCGGTTCCTCGTCCCTCAGCGATATTAGTCAAAGCTCCTACTGCTCGCGCTTCTTTCGCGTCAGCTACCGCCAAATAACGAACCGCTACAGCAGTCGCCCCAAGTTTTTTAGCCAAATCTAATCGGTTATGTCCGTTGACCACATAGGTTTCGCCGTCTGATGGATCGACCCAAACCTGTAAGATTCCAGCTAGATTAGGATCGTAAGTTTTCACCCCCGACAAACTGCCAACCGTCCCCGTTTGCGTTTGCTCTCCAATAATTTTGTACTGGAATCGTTTGGGATCTACCTTAATTAAACTTGGATCAATCTCGGCAATACTACCAGCTTTAGGAGTTAAAGATTGAGATGAACTTGAAACCGTTTTTGTGATTTTAACTTTAACTTTAGCTTTTGCTAATGGTACTTGTTGCTGTGCGATTGGGGGTAAATTCTGCTTGCAGACTCTATTTTTAGCAATACAGGCATTTCCGCAAGCAATACCTTTTTTGCAACTTTTTGCCCTTTGTTGTGAACTAAAAGTGCGGCTTAGTTCTGGCATGATACGGATAGGAGTCATGCCCTCTGCCGGAGGGGGAGGCTCCTGCTCACCCCCTTCTGCCAGGACATCCAAGCTCAAGCCCAAATCTTTAGCTAGATCAAGAATTCGCTTTTGTTCCTGCAGCACATCTTCCACATCCAAGCCCTGCTGCGCTACCACATCCGTGATCGACACAAAACCCGCCTTGACCCCCTCTTTATTGGCAGCGATTTCATTTTGTGGATCAACCCACTGCCACCCTCGGGGCGTAAATTTAGCCTTTTGATAAAATCGCCGGTTCAATTCATAATCACCAATTTTTAAAGAACCCGACAAAACCGCCAAGTCCAACCATTTTTTGTAAATTCTTTTGTGCAATCGCCGGATTAACCACGACTGAATCACCCGATAGTTATCCCTCTCATCCATCAACGATGTTCGGGCCGAGGAGTAACTGGTATTAGAGAAATCCCGCGACAAAGCCTCATAGGATAGCCCAATCCCCGCCGCCACCCCCCGCAGCATCATCCTGATAAAAGCATCGAACCCCTGATTGGGACGGGTGGGAGCAAATCCCTCGAAAGACTCTCCTGGGTTCAAAATTTCGATCGCCCCCGGCTCCAAACTGGTCACGTGCTGCCCTGCCATTTTTTTCGGAGCATAAACATCCGTGTCGGGGGTAGTAATAAACCCCATCACCGCCGCCTGCGCCCGGGCTGCTACCAACTCAGCCTCCGTGTAACCCCCAACGTGCCGAAAAGTAGTTAGGGCACTATGGAACCAGGGAACCCCACGGGTCTGCCCCGGTCGGTCGCAAATAAACAGGTGAATAATTTCGCTGGCTGGAACCCTAATTAATCTTTGTCCTACCGAACTGGTAAACTGGAAATCCCCCGGATGCTTTTCGTAAAGGTGATAAGCGACCAGTCGTCCCCACTTGTCAATCTCTACCCCCATCCTGATCTCATTGCCATTTTCCGATGTGCCAGACCACTGATCATCAGCCAATTGATCTGATTCGATCAACTCCAAAGCCAACGGCACCGGCGAATCATCAAAGCTCTTACGCACTAATCTGATTAATACTTCCCCCGATTCTATTAGCGATCGCATCGCTAACCTTTCAATATCAGAAAAATCTAACTTGCCGGCACAATCGCAAAATTCCGCACTTCCCCATTCTTCCCAAAGTGCCTCAACTTCCTTATTTGTGCGCTCATCGTATTTTTCGCCGCGTTTTTGCTTAATTTTGGCTTGTAAGGGGATACCTTTTCCCACAATGTTGTTACAAATTGTCCGGACTGCGCCCTTAGCATAATCGTTATCACGGCAAAGACTGCGAACACGATTTCTGAGAGTTCGCAGGCTCGAAACTATCTCACTATCGGCACTGGTAGAAGAAGCAAGCCAATCAGAAGTTAAACGATTATAAATCGCCCCTTGATAAATCCGTTTTTGCTCTTTCCTTTCTTCTTTTTTGCCAAACGGCCACCACCAAGCCATGCAGTGTCGGTGGGGAATTCCCCACGGAGAATTTACTTTATTTTACTCTCAAACCTTGATGCGATTGATGCAATCAACTTTCTTAATTGCTATAATTAGACTATCTTTAGCGTTCCGGCTAAAAGGCTTACAATTATGCTGCCTCCCGTAACAATCCACCTAACGAAACAATCTCGAATTAAAAAAGGTGCTTTTTGGCAAGCGCTAGAGATTTTTTGGAGAGGAGATGTGACGAATTGGCAACTATTTGGGCAAATTAGAATTAAACCAAACGGTAAGTTATTAGCAGATTTTCAGTTTGAACCAATAACATTAGGAGATAGAGTCGAAAACGGCGTAAATTTAGGCGAGTTTTCAAGAATTGCCCCTTTTTTGGAAGTGGATCAAATTGCTAATCTCCCAGCAACAGAAAATTTATTGTGGTATTACGATATTTTTATGCGTAATCCTAGTAACTTGGTGTTTGAAGAAATTGTTGCAATTTCTGAGGGTCGGGTCGAAATTACAGATAGTACAACTGAAATAATATGAGTCGTTATATTATTGAAAACGGTCAAATTATCAATCAAGTTAAAGAAATTACTTTAATCGATCGAGCCCCCGCAAATTACATTCGTGGAGAACCTGGGCTACTTGGTAAGTCAGCTTACCAAGTAGCCTTGGACAACGGCTTTGTTGGAAACGAACAAGATTGGCTTAATAGCCTAGAAAGCACGCAATGGATCCTCATACACTGGTAAAAATATGACCACAACTTTTAAACCTTTTAAACTAACCGCTGTTCCTTCGCTGCCCTGCGATCCTAACGCTGTTTTTTTTGTAGCTCCTACTGGCAAGCCAAACTATATCGAAATATATTTGTCTAATAACGCCGGTACTGCACTAAGACGATTGCTGACTGATTCTGACATTCAAGGATTAATTGACACCTCGATTGCAGGAATTTCGGGAGAGATGCCGATTGTGGCTAATATAGCGGCAAGAAATGCTTTGACTCTTACTAAAAACACTCAGGTGCTGGTGTTGGACGCGACTGGCGATTCCACAGTGGGAAACGGTGCCGCCACTTATCTTTATAGGGCTTCAACGACTTCTTGGATTAAATTAAGCGAGAGCGAGTCAATGGACTTGATTTTGCAGTGGTCTAATATTCAAGGCAAACCTAATAGTTCTGCTGCCGCTATTGATACGGCTGTAGCTAATAGCCACACTCACACCAATAAAACTCAGCTTGATAAAATAGGAGAAAATGGTAGTGGACTTTTAATTTATAACAATAGTTTGCCTAAAATTGGCTGGGAGGGAGCAATTGCGTGGTAATTTTTCGCCCCGAAAAAGTAATAGGGTCCCTGCCTACTATTTTAACCCCTAACGCTGTTTATTTTGTTAGGGTAGGGACTGGGATTATGATTTATGTTGCTGATTCCACGGGAAGTGTGGCTTACCCTATAAACGTACCTACCATTAATTATGGAAGTGCTCCTCCTAATAATAATGATGGGAATCCAGAAGGTAGTATATACTTAAAAATAGTTAGTTGATTAGGTCAAAATTATGGAAGTTACCGAAATTGCTTGGGGTTACACTTTTCTTTCTAAAACAAAAGATTGGTCAATTACGGTACAAACTGGTCAGCCTTGGGAAATTATTCCCCAGTGGCAGGATAACGATTCAGTCGGAAAACTCGTTGTTCCGACTGAAACAACTTTATTGAGTTTGGCTAACTTAATTCTAGAAATTAAAGAATACCTTGCAGAGAGAAATCCCTCTATATGGCCGAATTAAGAGATTTATCAGATTTAATTAATCGACAAACAGGGGGAAGTTCTGGCTCCCCTGAAACTGTCTTTTTTTTTAAAACTCCTAGAATTTTAGGAGTGGCGGCTCCCACTCTAATTGCTGGGAGATTAGCTTCTTTGTGGACTTACGATGGGATTCCGTCGTCAGGAGCTACTCCGACTGTAGGAGAAATTCCCAATTTTTCCACTGTAGGGGCGATTCCCTTTACTCCTCCTACAGGGCTACAACAAAAATTTCTTGTCTCTTTAGGCGGGAGTTCTTTGGTAGCGGGGACTTTCTTGCTCTACGACAGACTGTTTCACGTTGGGGGGTTAAACGCCAATATTACTACTGATCAAATCGTACAAGGTTTAACTCCTACTCCAGCGATTACAAGAAATACTAGCGGAGTAGGAAATCTTGTTTTTTACGAAATTTACAGTCAAATTGGCACTTCACAACGAACACTGACGCTTTTTTATACTGATCAGTCTGGTTCTCGATCTGAGTCTCAGATACAGATTGGTGGGACGAATTTTCGAGAGCAAACTAGAGCGCAGTTAATTCCAGTAAACGGAATTAGATCGATTGAAAAAGTCGCGTTAAACGCCGGCACTACTACTGCTGGTAACTTCGGTTTGACAATTGCAAAACCAATAGCTTGGATACCCTGCGGAACAGCAGGAATTTTAGGCTGGCGGGATTTTACCACAGGATTGCCAGGGATGCCTAGTCTGTCGGGAGAATGCTTGTCTCTACTTTTCCTTCCGTCTTCTACTACCTCTCCCGAAGTTTTGGGTGCGTTTAGTTGTGTAAATTCTTGAGGTTTTTATGCTAGCTAGTCTTGGGGAGTATTTAACTCTACTGCAAACGAATCAAGGGTTTAGTTTTAATCAGGTTAATAGTTCCTCTATTGCAAACCGTCCTAATTTAGCTTCGCAATATTTTGTTCCCGCTCCTTCGATTCCGAGTGCTAGTATTGCTTTAGATTCGACGAGTCCTTACGGTATTCCAAATACTTTAAGCAATCCTGCTCTTCTTGGTGGGCGATTTTCTTGCAGCTCCAATAGCGGGGTAACTGTTCTAATCGCCGATCTTTTAAGCGTTTCGGGCGGACTCGTTGCTTCTGTGACGACTCCGCAATCGACAAATCTTCCTACAACACCTTTAACTCGTTACACCAACGGGAATGGCGTTTTCGCTGCGGTTATTTGTCACGCAACGTTAGGAAGCGCCCCTGTGACGATAACAGCTACTTATATCAATCAGTCAGGAGCTACCAATATTACTCCTGCGACTCTTTTTGGAAGTCCAAGTTTTACAGCTTTAGGACGGCTTATCCTTCTACCTTTAGCCTCTGGTGATACTGGGGTTCAATCTGTGAGCAGCGTGACTTTGTCGGGGTCAACAGGAAACTCGAATACTTTTGGTATTTTGCTATTTAAACCTTTGGCTTTGATCGGATTAAACTCTTACGCAAACGACCATCAAATTGACGCAATTTCAACCGGCAATCTTGTGGGTGCATTTGCACAAGCGTTGCCAAATGCTTGCCTTGGACTTATTACGATTGGATCGGCGCAAAGTTTAAATGGCACTTTATTTTTAAGTGAGGTTTAAAAATGTCCTCGCGTCGTCTTTTTGATGCTGCAACGATAGAAATTAGGCAAATTCCTATCGTTGCTTTAGTTCAAATTCAAGGGACAGAAACGTATATCAAGGTTGACGGAGTTTATCGACTTGCAGTACCTTTTGTCAAAAGTAGTGGTAGTTACACGAGGGGAACTGTGTCTGTTAAGATTGGAGTGTATCAACCATAGAAGTCAGAGGAGATAGCAAAGCTACAAAGACAAAAATATTCAGGACTGGGGGATTAACTTAGTATTTGCCGACTTAGGGAGTTTTTATTATCTTCCAAACCGTACAAAAGCCCGCCGGGGATTAGCCTCCCCTCGTAAAACCGCTTCTGATGCTTGTTTTCTTTGCAATTCAGACCGATAACTTTCTCGCAAAGACATCAACTCAGACAACGATAATTTAGACAAGGAACGCCCCTGGATCGAGTAAGATTGCACTCCCCCCGACACTACCGCTCGAATTGCCTGGTTGATAATCTCCAAATCCTTTTCCAATTGATTGCGTCCGTCAAAATCGGGAGAAGCGGCATAATTTATTACCGCTTCCACAGCCCCCGATTGTATAGTTCTTCTCAAAAGATTTTTAGTAATATAAGCCTGATAATAGTAAGTTCCCGCGCCTAATAAATTAGTGTCATCAACAATCGTCAAAAATTCGCCATTATCATTAGTGGCAATTACATCCAAACTGGAATCGCCATTAATCGACCCTACGGCGCAAAACGACCAGCTTAACTGATAAATTGCCGGGTCAAAAGTTACAGGGTTTCCTGTTTCGGGGTCAAGACCCCGCAGGTCGCGGTGCCGCAAAATCAAGCGATCGCCAATAGTAATAGACTTGGGAACAATTAACATACTTACCAACTACTGGCAAAATTGCCCTTTTTGGATCTCGGGTACTGAAATTTATTTTGCTCTCGAACCTTTGGTACGTCCACCACTTCCTCTAGTTTTTCCTCAATTTGCGGGGTCAAAGACTCCCTTAATTTATTCCAATCGATCCGCGCAATCCCCAAAGCAGTAGCGGCCGCGTAAGCGTAAACCAAGCAATCAAGCGCCTCATTACGAGAGCGAATTTTAACCCACTCTTGACGCGGAAAACCCTTGACGTACTTAGTTTGTAGCTTTTCAGCGCATAACTGCTCGAAGTATTCTGAATCTAAGCCAATGGGAAAATGAATATAGCCTGGCCCGTAATTTTTTAACTGCAAGCGACTGTAAATAATCCCCTTAATAGTATCAGACCCCACCGGCCACAACCGGACACCTTTTTTAAGCACCTGACCCTTATAAGTGACTTCCTGATAAGTCGGTTTACTAATCACCGGCTTTCCGGCCATGGACATCCCCTTAACCGCATAAAGATTACGCCCAGCCCGCCGCCGCACAAAGTTGTAAACTTCATTTGGCTTAAACCCAGAATCGATCGCCGCTGCCGTAATTGCCAACTCAGACCCGCCTGCATGAGTAAACTTTGATAAAAGCAAAACATCTAAATCCTCCCAAACCTTTGCCTCGGTCGGATCGCCGTAAAGCTCGATCGAATAAATTAACCAGCTTTCCTCACCTGGACCCCACGCATAAACCCCCACCGATAGCCGATCCCCTTGTACATCAACCCCCGCCGTGACCAATAGTCCCCCGTGGGGAACCGTCAAAGGTTGATAAGGTTCGGCCCGATTGCTTAAGTGCTGCCACTCAATCCCCTCGCCCCCGGCCTCATCAAAAGATTCACCCAGAGAAGTATTGACCCACACCTTAAGCAATTGCAGATCATCTTTAGCCTTAAGAAAATCCTTAGCTACATCCCCGAAAGATTTCCAGGGAGAATAAAGCTCATTGATGTGAAATCCAGCCACTCTTGAGCCAGATTGCGTGGCAACCCAACGACCAGCCCTCAAAAAAGTTTGCTTGTGACGATGCTCAATTTTTTTGCCGCAATCAATACACTCATACCAAGCGCCTTCTGGGTCTCCTGGCTCCCATTTCACTTGTCCCCAAACTAAATGCTGCTCATAGCCACAGTGAGGACAGGGAATAAAATAGCGCCGCTTATCCGATCGCTCGTACTCGCTTTCGATCCGAGATGCCCCTCGAATCGTCGGCGTGGAAACCAGTACCACGCGCCGATTCCAGAAAGTCGTGGTCCGTTTAACCGCCAACTCCACCGGATCGCCCTCAAACCCCGCACTAAAAGGATAACGGTCCACTTCATCACAAACCACCACCCGCACAGGACGGGAGGCCAAGCTAGAGGGGGAATTAGCTCCCGCCATAGTTATGTGTCCCCCCGGAAACTTTTTAGTCAGGATTGTGTTTCCCGATTTACGCGATCGAGTATCAATCTTCCCCACCAAAGCCGGCGAATCTCGCAACATGGGCATTAGCCGATCCTTTGACCACGTTTCGGCCATCTTCAAAGTAGGATTAATGCTGAGAATCGGAGCCGGATCCTGATGGATGTAATACCCCACCAAATTATTAATTAATTCCGTCCCCCCCACTTGAGATGATTTGATAAATACCACCCGCTCACAAGTGCCAATGCTATCCATAATCTCTTTAAGGTAGGGAGTTCGTGCCGTGCGCCATTGTCCCGGTTCGGCACTACTTTCCGGGGATAATCGCCGGTAAGTATCAGCCCACTCACTCAGCGTCAACCTCGGCGGTGGCTGAAACCCCGTCGCCGTCTGCATTAGTAGCTGTTGGGCTTCCTTCAAATTCTGTCCTCGCTAATTCCCCTAAACTTTCATCGATTACCTCTCTTAGTATACTTTCTATAGCCAAAGGATCGCTTTCCCCCGCCAATTCATAAGCCAATTTTCTCGGTACTGACAGCAACTTAGCCCGGCAAGCAAGAATATAATCAGACCAAACTTTTACCACTTCCGACACTTTAATTAAAGTGCCTTCTTTTTCAGCGACTTCTAACTCTACCTTATCAGCCCGCGCCCTAGTTAAGCGCACTTCCTCCTCGTAGAGAGCGCCCTTTTTTTCCTTGTTAGAACTATTCTCTTTTTGATAGTGAGCAATTATTGCAGTCAGAATTTCGAGCATTTCTCCTGACTTAGGCACAATTCCCTGCGCTTGCCAATACCGAATCGTGCGATCTGGAATCCCTGTCTGTTTGGCAATCTCAAAAGAAGTAGGCATTAATAGTCCGTGGCAAAATTGCGCCGGTAAGCCCCTTTTTTTGCGATGACGTGACAGATCGTACTTTTAGCCACTCCTAACCAATTTCTCAAATCCTCATAATCAACCCCGCCGCTTTGATACAATTCTCGGATCACCTCAACCTCCCCAGGACTAAATCGGGGCGGTGGGGTAGATTTTGATGTGTGTTCCTTTTGGCGTAGATCAGAGGCTCTTATAGCAAGCTCTGATCTTTTGGCGTGACTTGGGGCAGAAAGGTTTTTACCGTAAAGAATCTCACTGGAAGCAGAAAAATCAGAGCGAGTTAGGGGACGTTGCTCGGCAATGGCGGTTAAATAGTCGATCTTGTCACGGATGCTAGGCATGGCAAGAAAAAGGGTAAACTATCTTTAGTTTAAGAGCTTTAGTTTACTTATACAAGCAAAAAAGGGGATTTTAAAAATCCCCTTTCCTTTGTAATGTTCGGAGCTTTTGTAATGTTCGGAGTTCGGAGTCTTTGCTATTTATACTCGACCGCTAAATCAATCGATTTTTGCTCCCGACGTAAGGCCGCAAGATAAGGCACGATAGTGTCACTAAACATTTGGCTATTTGTAACTACGATGCAACCAGCACTACCCGGCGCATTAGCATCTCGATGCAAGCCAAGTTCCGCCCTTGCAAATCCATCGCCTTTATAGGGGTCAGGGGTAATGTGATAAAACATTCCTTCAACTCCCCTCGTATCAAGCCAATACCCCCCAGTATTAATCTTCCACAGACGACCTTCTGGTATTGGCCCTTTGCCTCTAATTTTTTCCGCTCCCCGAAACTGATACCCGATTGCGCCACTGGTCGCCCCCACACCTATCTCTATATTGCCACCCCGATAAAAATTTAAATGGCCTTCAATCAACTTAGAAGATCGATTCACAGAAAGAGAAAGCCGAAAAACCGCCGTCACCACCGAAGTATTAGGCAAAGCAGACAAATCCCAGTGCGGCTTAAATAGCCACCAAATACCCGCGCCGTAGCCAAGTTTAACCTGAATATGCAACCCCAACTGACCCAAAACCTGATCGACGGGATAAGTGCGATCTTTCTCCGCAAAAACCAAATCTTCAGCTTTTAAGCTAGAAGCTTGGTTTGGAGTCTTTTTAAGAAAAGTGTCAAATTTCGCCTTAATGATTGTCATTTAACCCTCTAAAATTATGTTTTTGTAGTTTCGTTCATTGTATCAACTTATTATGCTTTAACCAATCTATGTAAGCGTCTGTTCTTATTATTTTCAAAAAATCAATGTAATCGCTTAAGTAAGGACCATAAGTAGAAACCGCGTCCCAATAATGATAAAAATGATAAAGATCGATAACTTTGCCATTTGACAAAGTGTACAAAGTCTCCCCTGTAATTTTGCCATTAATCTCTTCAAGAATTGTTTCGATTTTTTCAACCGACGCAATTTGACTAGAAAAAATGTTTTTAACTAATCGCTTTTGCATTTTATTTTTACATTAAAAGAATATTTTCTACATAATCCAATGCGCTATCATAATTGCCGCTATCAATCTTGCTAATTTCAAAATTGTAGAGTAAATCTAAAACTTTACTGGCATCATAAAAACGATTGTTGATTTCAACTGTCAAAATATCGTTTAATAAATGAACATCTAAATATTCATCTACATAATCTAAGTCAATAGCTGTGTAAAAATATTTGTTAATATTTTTTGTTAATTGTGAAATTTTTTTAAGCAACTTCGTTTTTCCAAAGCAAGACAAGTCGCCATTAGTTTTTAAGTAGTTTTCTAGGATGTATTTACAATAAAAAATGCCGTTTTCGGAAAAATTGCGTTTCATAGTTATTTTTGTATTTTTTTGCATTTTAATTAAACTAAACAAACTTGTGATAGCAGTCTTGGCAATAAAATTGCCTATTTCCTGCCTTAATTATTGTCATTTGAACCTCTAAAATTTAGATTTAGCAAAGTCGTCCCAGATGTCAGCAACCCAAGCGATATACTGTTTTCTTGCGCTATTCCTAGCCTTAAATCTAGATAATAAGTAATCACTGCTAAACTAATCAAAAAAACAGAAATCCAGTTATTTTTCATTGTTTTTGCTTGTTTTAAAAGCAGGTAGTTTTAACTACCTGCTTGATTACTTTTAGGCTACACTCGAACGGAAATCTTCCACCTCCTGCGCCGTAATATTGTCGGCAAGTATGCGCCGCCGCAAATCGCCAGCATTTCCAGATGCGCTCAGTCCGCGTTGCTTGCACAGGGTGCGAAGCTGATTAATCTTTACGTGAAATAGTGCCGTAGTAGCTTTTAAATCATCACGAATTGTGTCAGGATCATTTTCCTTGATTTCGATTGGGGCAAGTGGGTCTGCGTCCTTAGTCTCACTGGGGAATTCCCCAGTAAAAGATTCCGATTCAACTACTGCTTTAGCTTCAATACTGGGCGGTTCTGGCTCTGGTTCTGGGTTTGGATCAGATTCGACAGGCTCACTGCAAGCCGCCAACTGCGGACGCTCACAATCAAATAGAGAATCGATCGCACTCTTAAATGTTTGCACTTCCATCGGACTAATCGAAGCAATCATCATTAAAGCAGTCTTAATCTGCTCGATCGCACTTTCCGATGCGTTTTCGGCACTTCCTAACTGCTGCTGGTACTGTTCCAACTCAAGCTTTTCACCCCGTAGCCATTCAATTTTTTTCTGTAAATCCTCAATCTCTTGAGAAATGTTAGCGATCGTTGTGGAGACTTGATTGATTTTGGAAGCGAATAACATATCTTTAATCCTCTTTAGTTTTCTAGATTTTGCGTGCGGGGCGCTCTGTGGTGTTCTTTTTGCCCCATGCCTTTATACTACCGTGGTACTTTGGATATGTCAAGGGGTTTTGAGAAATATTTTAGAAATTTTTTTCAAAACATCAAAATTTTTACCCAGCCTAGATTTCAGCCTTTTTGCCGTGCTAGGATGGACATAAAAACAAAAGTTGCTAAGAAAGATTAATTTTTCTTAGCAACTTTAAACTTAATTAGGCAACTGGAACAATTGATACTATTAGCCACTTAGTAGCAATTGTCTGGGAGATGGGAATCACAGCCGAAAAATAGGATCGATAAGAAACTATTCCTATTTTTCCAATTTCTGTAGTTATTTCCAGATTACCCGGAATATATTCAATTTTTGGATCAATAATTCCCAATCGAAGAGTAATCCCATAGGCGAATCTGCTTGGCTTTCTCCGATCAATTGAAGGATATAGCATACATTTTTCGCCAAAAGGATTTTTTAGCTCAGAATTCATTCTGAGATATTCCGATTGCTGGTGATGGTACAAATGCCGTCCCGTTTCGGTGATTTTAATATATTTCCATTGATCGGAAATTTCAGGGACAATCAAACTGAATTGATTCATTGTGAAAATTTCCCCTACTTAAGCTTCGGGGTATCCCTAATAGGGCTTACTGTGGTGTCCTCTTTACCCCTGTCTCTCTATATTACCGTGGTACTTTGGGTATGTCAAGGGGTTTTGAGAAATTTTCTGAAATATTTTCCAAAAAACTCGAAACTTTTACCACGCTTGGCTTTTAACCTTTTTTTTGACTGACTCAGGGCAAAATTTAAAAAATAGCGGCTTTTGCCACAGTACCACGATAAGATAAAGATAAAAATACATTACCATAAACATGAGACAAATTAAAGATTTAAGCCACCGGGATGCATCAGGGAACTGGGTATCTCGCCATAGCAAACCTTTATCGTCCAAAAAAATAGGAGTATATTTATTCAAAGACGACCACGCAGCTATTGAAGCTATCGCCAAAAAAATTGACACAACCCCCACCGAAATAGTCCGGGAGATTGTTCGGCTGTGGCTTGCCGATGGAAAAACCGATGCTCTCAAAATCTTGAATAAAGCTTTGCCACCAAAACCTTTATGAAACTAACAACCGCTATCATTTCTTCCAGTCCCAGGGAAGTCGCGACCAAATTTGGCCAGCGCACAGTAATTGATGCAGTCCGAACCGATACCAGCGAGAAGATTGCAATATGGCGACCGCCCAACGATCGCTATGTATCGAAATTAGGCAAAGACGATCGGGTATCGATTGCGATCAACGAAAAAGGCAAAATTACTTTAGTGGAAGAAGAATCGCCCGCGTCTTTTGCTCCGCCCCCGTTGCCTGAGCGCAGCCTGACTTTATCCCTTAGCAAAAAAAAAGAGATCGCATCTTACATCACTCAGATGAAAGATTTGTACAATTTCTGCTTACAGCAAGCTGATTCTTTAGGCGCAATCAATGAAGATCGGCGAGCGATCGCTACTACATTATTCATCAGCGCTCAAAAAAAATTCAATTTTTAACCAGCGATCAAAAAGAAATACTCTCAGTGTTGGCAAGCATTAAATCCTGATCTCACCTAGAAAAATTTTGCGCTTGCCTTACCCGCATTGGCGATCGTTTACCCAGTACCTTAGATCGATTTTAGATCGATCTTTTTTTTGTTTTCAAATCCAAGCCGATGATGGGATTTGAAC